GCGGTGAGGGCGGCTACGTCGCCTTCGTCGTCGCCCGCTCAGGCGTCGGCGTGTCGATCAGCGGCAGATACGCCCCGTCGGTCACGATGAAGTCGGCGCGCTTCACCTCGCCCAGAAACCCGTCGGTGCCGGCGACGAGCAGCACGGTCGAGGCCCCCGGCATATCGCCGGGCGCGATGGCGCGGCAGGGCACCCCGTTGACGGTGCCGTGGATCGCCGTGGGGAAGGACCCGCCCCAGGTGATCCGGTTGCTGGTGGTGGTGGGCTCGACGTTCAGCTTGTAGTCGCGAAGAGACTTCATGCGCACACCTCCTGAAACCGATTGGGAGTAACGGTTCAGGAGAGTACTCCCGTCTCCGGAAAGTTGCAGCGAAAGTTGCAGCGGTCGAGATTCAGGCGCAGATCCTCGATTTGCGGCAGGCCTCCTAAGCGGGGGGCCGCCGGTTCAATTCCGGCCGGGCGCGCCATTCTTTCAGCGTTTCTCCGACTGTAACTGACAACCGGTCCCCATCTGACCCCATCTCGGCCCGTAAAAAGTTGCCAGAAAGTTGCAATCTCAGCGGCGCGGTCGCTTCCGGGGCCGGTGCGCCTGGTTGAACGCCGCGGCCGCCCGGGCGACGCCGGCCGCCACGGCCGCCTGCATGTAGCGCTCGCTCGTCTTCAGCGACTTGTGCCCGAGGTATTCCTTTACGGCCTTCAGGTCCCGGGTCAACCGATAGATTTCGGTCCCCAGCGAATGCCGCAGATCGTAGGGCCGCACGTCCGGCACGTCGGGGAGCTCGAGGCGGACGCGCGCGATCGCGGCGTGCCAGCGCCGGCCGAGGGTCGAATTCGAGAACCCGCCCCACGCCTGTTGCCGGTCCATCTCGCGCAGCGCGGCTGTCCCCTTCGTCGTCAGCTTGATCACGCGCGTCGGGATCTCGTCGCCTTCGCCTTTCGCGCGGCCGCGGATGGTGAGCGTGCCGGCTTTCCGATGCCAGTCCTGGCGGCGGTCGATGCGCTTCAGTTCGCTGTGCGCGACGCCGAGATACGCGATCGCCTTCAGGCGCGCGCGAGACTGCGAGGGGACCATCGCGCGAAAGACGCGCTCGAGCAGTCGGTACGGCCGCCCGCGAGGCAGCGCGCCGGCTTCCTTGAAGCGCGGCACATCGCGCAGCGGGTTCTTCGCGCTCTTGCCGTCCAGGCGGTGCCAGAGGTGCATCAGCGCCGTGCGCCGGCGATTACAGGTCCCCGCCTCGAGACCGCCGGCTCTCCAGTCGTTCAGGATCAGCGCGAGCTCGCGCGCCTTCACCCCGCGGCGCGGCCGCTCGGCGCCGAGCGCGGCGACCCAGCAGCCGAGATCGTAGGTGCGCTGATCGATCGTGGGCATCGCGGACACGAGCACGAGATAGTCCTGGACGTCGGCGGCGAGGCTGCCGCTCGGCGGCAGGTCCTCGTCGACGCCGAGCTGCTGCGTGCGGATCTTCGTGCGCTCGTCGTGGCGCCAGTCCTTCAGGACCTTGAGCGCGGTCTCGGCGGGGAATGTCTTCCCGAAGTACTGCCCGTGGACGCGCCCATAGACGCGCCAGCTGCCGGTCGCCGTGCGGCGGATCCCCTTCGGGGGTTTCACGGCTCCAACTGGTCGAGCATCTCAGCGACGATGTTTTCGATCACGAACACCAGTTCCGGCTCCTTTGTGATGAGCCGTTGCAGCAGATTGCCGAGGCGTTCGGGGTGATCGGGCGGGCGGGTCCAGGGTGCGCCTTTCCTTGACCGCTGCCACCTCGCGCATAACTTGAGCGCGTAGGCTGCCACTTCTTTGTGCCGGCGCGGGCGGAACGGAATCAGCTTGGCCAGAGGCTATCGTCGGAGCAAGGGGACGGCCGTCAGGTTCCTTGTGGTTCGTGGCCGATCCAGCGCTTACAGTCTTGACGGGGTGCGAGTCTGAGACACCCGGCTGACGAATCGCGTCGTCGATTGCCTCGCGCAATTCCTGGATGTAGGCGTTGAAGCCATCGAGCGCGGTCACCGACGCCGGGCCGATCTCGTCCTTCTGATTCAGCCACTTACTGAACGTGCTCGGCGCCATGTCCATCTTGGCGGCGAGAATTTTCTGACTGCACCCAAGCGTGACGAGGCGCAACGCCCGTTGCCGTAACCACTCGTTCGTGTCCACCACGCACGACGGTAGCAAGAGGACCGCGACCGCGCGCGCGGAAACCGCTCCGGTTTCTAGCATTCACCACATAGTGAAGGAACTTCTTGACGCGTGATACACATCACGATATGTTCCCCACAGAAATCATGCCGAAAAACCTCGCCTTGAAGATTGCCATCATCGAGAGCGGCCGGTCGCAGGTTGACATCGCGAAGGAAGTCGGCCTCCACGACACGAAGTTGAGTTTCATCGTGAACGGACACCGTGAGGCGAGCCCGGCCGAACGGAAGGCCCTGGCGCGCGTTCTGAAGCGCAAACAGGCGGACTTGTTCCCAGAGGCGATCGCGTCATGACGCCGTCGGCGCCGATAAAAGGCCCCGCCGAGTGCGTCTCTGGTTGGCGGGCGGCGAAGTTCGGCCAACATGTTGGCCGCCCGCAGTCTCTGTGCACGCGGTGTACCGCATGACGCCGCGGCCCGCGCTCGCGCTGCCGCCGAAAACGCTCGTGCTGCGTGACGTCGCCACCTATCTCGGGCTCGGATCCCCGCAAGCGGCCGAGCGCTGGCTGAAGGCGCACCAGGTCCTCATCTTCAAGGATCGCCTCGGCTACTGCCGCGCCTACGTCAAGGACATCGACGCCGCGAATCTGCGATCGGCCGCGGAGGCGCTCGAGGCGCCGCGCCGGCTGCGGGACGCGTCATGAGCCCGCCCGGCAACCACAAGACCGGCGCGCAGCGCACCCTGAAAGCGGTCCAGCGCCGCGCCTGGCTGCTCGCCCATCCCGCGCTGCTGACACGCCTCCCGGGCCGGACGCAGAACGTCGAGGGCGACCACGACGCCGCGCTCGATGAAGCGGTGCGCGGCATGAAACTCGAGCGGCTCTACGCGCCGACGGCGTCGGCGACGAACGCCAGATGGTGGATCCGCGGACTGGTCGACGACCTGAGGAAACCTGAGGGTGCGGAGCAGGCATGAAAGACGAGGACAACGACGGTCAGGCGCGATCTTCACCCGCTATGGAGCGCGGAACTGGAGACCTCGCAGCGGCGAGGCCGACCGCGCCGTCAGTCGCCCGGAACGGAAAGACGCGGCAGGTGACCGGCGTGGCGTCGAGTACAGATCTTCTCTCCGCGCGGAAGCACGGCTACGGCTCGAAGATTGAGATCGGGACGTACTTGTTCACACCGAAAGGTCCCGTGAAACGGCGAGAGGACGTGCGGCGCATTCTCCTGCGCGGCGTGCCGTGCCCGCTCTGTCGCGGCCCGCTCTATCGCCTCGACCCGAGAGACGGCACGCCGTCCGGGCGGGTCATCGCCATCCGTCGAGAGACAGCTGAACAGGTCGACGTGGTGCTCGATCCCGTACCTCCCGATCAGTGGACGGGGCACTGCTGGCGGTGCCGCGTGGGGTTCGGGGTGCCGAAGGCGTCGGTCCGGAAGGGTGCCCGCGTCACGACGATCGCCGATGCGAGGTCTCAGGGGTCGCCGGGTGTGGATGGAGGAGATCGCGCCTGATCGTCGTCGTCAGGAAACTGCACTTCGCTGATGCAGTTTCGGGAGTACGTGAGGAACAGGGGAGGACCGCAGCCGAGCGGACAGCAGCAACTGCGGCCCCCGGGCAACACGAACTCAGCCAACAGGGAGGGCCGAGCCCATGCGTAACGAAATTCTACCAGACGACCAAAAGCCTAGTGGTCCGACAGATCGCCGGCCACAACCTAGTGGGGCGAAAGAGGACGACTCCCCCGTTACATCTCACTCTGCGACCCGACCGATCGGTTGCGTACACGCTCGCCAAATCCTTGGCTACGTGCGTGTTAGCACGGAAAAACAGGATCTATCCTTGGACGCGCAAACGGAGAAAATCCGGACGATGGCGCGGCTGCAGGACGTGGAGGTGGCAGACGTGATTCTCGACAGCGAGTCAGCGAAGACGCTGACGCGCCCCGGCATGGCGTGGCTCCTGGCGCAGGTGGCCGCCGGCGCCGTTCGGATGGTGATCGTCGCGAAGCTCGATCGCCTGACGCGCTCCGTCAAGGATCTGGGCTATCTGCTCGAACAGTTCGCGCGCCACGACGTCGCGCTCGTGAGTGTCGCCGAAGCGCTCGACACCGGCTCAGCGCATGGCCGCCTGATTCTCAACATCCTGGTCTCGGTCGGGCAGTGGGAACGGGAAGCGATCAGCGAACGGACCCGCGAGGCCCTGCAGCACAAGAAGGCGAAGGGGGAGCGCGTCGGCACGCTGCCGTATGGCCTTCGGCTGATCACCGGCGACCCGAAGCACATGGAGCCTGCCCCGATCGAGCAACGCATCCAGGCGACCATGCGCGAGCTGCGGGCGCATATGCAGACGTTCCGGCAGATCGCCGCCGAGCTGAACTCCCGAGGGTTCACGACGCGGCGAGGGACGCCCTGGCGCCGTGAGTACGTCGCGCGGCAACTCCGGAAGGTCGCCGGATGACCAGCGAGCGCTTCGCCTGGTCGTGGTTCTGTGAGACGTGCCGCGCGCGCGGCACGCTGATGATGCCGCGGCGGATCGGCGGCTACGAGGGCGCGACGCAAGTGCTCGAGGCGCATCGCGCCGCGTCGCCGCAGTGTCGCGGCGGCGTCGACACCGTGCGTGTCGGCGAACAGGTCAAAGAACCGCCGCGAAACCGGAAAGGGATGCGCGGCGCGTTCGCGAGCGGGCGGAAGAACAATTGAGCCTCGAGAAGGGACGCGCTGGGCGCTTGGACCGCGTGCGATCGGTCTTCATTGACAGCACGGGCCTTGTCCGCCCGCGCGCCGCTCGCAACCAGCGCGTCCCGGAGACATCGTGATGACACCGATGGCTGAGACGATTGACCCGCCGGAGATTGTTGTCCGTAATCCCGTCACCGGCGAGACCTTCACCCTCACGCCGACGCCGTCCGAGTGGCTCGACTGGCGGGCCTTCATGGACGCCAACGGCCTGACACTGGAGCAACTGATCAACCGCGCCCTGGAAGACTTCTTGCTGAGTAACGAGATCGATGGCTGATCCGCATTGGCGCGCGCGATTGGCGGAAGTGCAGGACCTGCTCCTGGTCGCGCATGACAACGACGACGTCGTGCGCGCGGTCCTGTCGCTGACGAACATTCTCAGCGACGAGTGGGCGCGGCAGGACCAACCGCTGCTCGACGCGGCGCCGGACCTACTCGAGGCGTGTCGGCGGTTGTTGAAGTTCAACGAGGAACTCTGCGTGGACGTCAACGTGTCGACGCACTATCCGAGCGCAGACTTTGCGCGCGCGGCGATCGCGAAGGCGGAAGGGCGGACCTGATGGCGCAGGCGGTCTATGCGTTGTCGTCGACGCTGTTGAAGGGACCGCTGTTCGCGGTGGTCGTCACCGAGGCCGACGACCGCGCGCCGTTCGTGCCGCGCGTGGTCGCGGACCATGATGCGACGCACTGTGGCTGCACGGCGTGCGTCACGCTGCGACAAGGGAAGCTGAAGTTATGAGTGAGGAAGGCGAGTAAGACGTGAGTTAGAACCCGATCCCGCGCTCGTGCGACCGATTTGCTGTGGCAGGCAACGTCGACACGAGCGCGGAAACAGGATGTGGCGGAGTGAACCCTCGTGGAATGGATTCACAGTGTGACGACGTCAGAATCGCACGATTTCCTCTATGACGGAAGCCCTCGCGGCACGTCGCACGCAACTTTATTTTCAGTTCGACTCCGTGTCCGAATTAGCTGCGCTCTCAGCGCTCTCGATCACGTGTCGTCTTTCGCTGCGTTGGACCGGCGATGAGACAGCTCACGCCGATCGAGCAACGGATTGTGTGGACGCGGTTCGAGCGCCAGAGCGATAAGGACGTCCTGATGGCGATGGCCCGGTGGTTCTGCTGGCGCGCGGATGGCCGGCAGGTCCGGTTCACGGTGAAGCAGCTCGTGCTGCGCAGTGGGCTCCGGCGCCGTACCGTCGAACGCGCGCTCGAGCGCCTTGAGGCGGACTGGTGGATCGAGGTGACGTCGCGACTGAATCGCCGGCCGACGACGTATGCGATCGTCCTGCACCGGCTCGCGACCGCGGACCCCGACGAGGTCACGATGGTGGATGCCGTGATCGGTCGACCGCCAGAGTGGCGGTCGAAACGCCCCTTCGACCGCCAGAGTGGCGGTCGAACAGCACAGTGGCGGTCCAAAAATAGGCCTGATTTTGAAAAAGTGGCGGACCTAGGATCAGTAGGAGCAGTACGTACTAGTACCAGTACTTCTCCTGCTGAAGAGGACCGCCACTCTGGCGGTCGACCGGAGCATCCCGGCGTCTCGGCGTTCCTCGAATGGGCGCGCGTCACCTATCCGCAGCACGCGAATGGCGCGCAGCTCGAGCTCGACGGCGATCGCCGCCGGCACGTCGTTCACGTACTACTCGAGCACTATGGCCGTACGCGCCTCGAGCAGATGGCCGTGGTCTGTTGGACGATTGAGGGGGACGGCGATCCGGAGAGTCACGCGACCTGGATCGCACGGGGCGATCGCAGCCTCTATGTGTTGAAGCACAAGGCGGCGTTTCTCGAACGCGTCGTCGTCGGCGCGCAGCAGCTCACCCTCGGTCCGCTGATGGAACGGCCGCTCAGTCAGAAGGAAATCGACGACGCGCGCCTGATTCGCACGCGGGCGTATGGCGGGTGTCCCCACGAGCCGCGCTGCACGCGAGAAGTGGACTGCGTGCGCGAGATTGCGCTGTCGCGCCGAGTGGCCGCGTGCTGAAACATCCATCCACGTCGGTGCATCTCGGCTACGCCGTGCCATCAGGCGAGGCGGTCGAGATCCCGTTACGGCACATGGCGGTCTGTGGCCAGACGCAGGAGGCAGGGAAGACGACCGCGCTCGAGGCGCTGATTACCCGCGCCGGCGTGCGCGCTCTGGCGTTTATCACCAAACGAGGCGAGGCCTCGTTCACGAGCTCGCGGCGCATCGAGCCGTACTTTCGTGAGGCGGCCGACTGGCAGTTCGTGGCGTCCATTCTGGAGGCCTCGCGCGGGGAGAAGCTGAAATTCGAACGCGCGTGGATCATCCGCGCCTCGAAGGGGGCACGCACCTTGGCCGACGTCCAGCGCAACGTCCGTAAAGCGATGGAGACCGCCAAGGGCCTCGCCGGCGACGTGTATCTGACCCTCGACGCCTACCTCGAGGTCGTCGTGCCGGCGATCGCGCGCGTGCAGTGGGCCCCGCGGGTGGAGCTCGCCGCCGGCGTCAACGCGATGGACGTGACCGCGCTGTCGATGGAGATGCAGCAGCTGGTCATCAAGTCGTCGCTCGAGTGGGTGCTCGAGCACGGCACCGATACCGTCGTCGTCGTGCCGGAGGCGTGGAAGTTCATCCCGCAGGGGCGTGGCACGCCGGTCAAGCTGTCAGCGGCCGCGTTCATTCGCCAGGGCGCCGGCCTACGCAATTACCTCTGGCTCGATAGCCAGGACCTGGGCGGCATCGAGAAGGAGATTCTTCGCAGTGTTCCAGTGTGGGTTCTCGGCGTGCAGCGGGAAGCGAACGAGATCAAGCGCACGCTCGAGAACATCCCGGCCGGCATCGCGAAGCCGTCAAAGGCCGACATCGCGACGCTCGAGCTCGGGCAGTTCTTCGCCTGCTGGGGCAAGCACGCGGTCCGGACGTACGCGCAGCCCGCCTGGCTCGATGGCGCGTCAGCCCAGAAGGTCGCCCGCGGCGAGCTCGACGTCGAGGTGCTGCGGCGGACTCTCGAGCGCCCGATGACCAGCGTCGCCGCTATGACCCGTGCGTTTGCGCGCACGTTCGAGGAGGAGACCGTGACGAAGGACGAAGCCACCGCGCTGCGGCTGGAGAACACGCAGCTGAAGGTCGACAACGCGGATCTGCGGCGTCGGCTCGAGGCGCTTGAGAAAGGACAGCATGCGGAGAAGGGAACTCTACGGGACGGTCGACGAGTGGGCGCTCAAAGCGCGGATTCTGCTCGCGAGCCTGGTGCTCACCGAGCCAGCCATCACGCCGAATCAGTCGGCCGAGATCGGGCAGCTGCTGCGCTCGGCCAAGTGGATCGAGACGTTCGTGCGTCGGCACCCGTGGCTGGTGGCACGAACGGCCACGTCGACGAAGCGCTCTACCAAGCGATCCGCACGCGCATCCTCGAGGACGAACCGATCCTCCTGAAGGCGCTCGCAACACACCCGGAGATCGTGGTCGAGGTCCAGCCGCGCGTCGTCAACGTGGACGGCGCCTCACAGAAAGGCCGCATTGCGCGGCTGATGGCGGCAGGCTGGTTTGACGAGCCGCGAGCGGTCGGCGACGTGCGAAAGGAACTCGCGCGGACGGGGAAGGATCCCGGCGGCAGCGGTCAACTCGGGATCATGCTGAACAACTTCGCCAACGACGGGTTCTTCGTCCGCGAGAGCGGCGGATACGTACTCGCGCCGCGCGTGAAGGTCAGCGAGCGTGAGCTCAGAGTGTTATGACGTGCACGACGCCCACTTTCAGCTTCGTGGCGCGAGGACCGCGGGGGACCTCCGGGTAACGCGTGCTGGATCTCTTCGGCGTCTGGCCGTTCGAGGTGTTCGAGCTCGCCGCGCTGGGCGTGGTGCTCCTCGCCTGCGCGGCGGTGGTCGGGTGGGAGGCCTGGCGGCGCCGGCGGCAGGCGCGGTGCGAGGCGGCGGAGGCGGCGCGCCGGATGGATGCCCGCATGCAGGCGGTCCGGGCGCTCGTCGAGGCGGATTTCGCGCGGTTCCGAAAGGCGAAGCGGCGATGAAAACGAAACCGAGCGGCGCCATTCTGCAAACGATCACGCTGCTCGAGCAGGAGATCGAAGCCCTCGAGCAACGCCGCGGCGACCTGCTCCGCGTGATCGATTCACTGCGGCCGCTCGCCGGCGAGCCATCGATCACGCACGGACGAAAGACAGCCCTGAAGCGGAACGAACGAACGAGCAAAGCGCGGGCCAACGGCAGCGCGACGGAGCCTCCCTGACGTGACGTCGAAGCGCGCGGCCAAGAGCGACGCGATCCTCAGCGCGCTGCGCGCGAAGAGTCCGCAGTCCCCGCGGGCGCTGGCGAAGACGCTGAAGCTCGCGTCGACGTCGGCGTTGCACTATCAGCTCAAGCCGTTGATCAAGAGCGGCGCCGTCGTCGTCTCCGGCACGACCAACGACCGCCAAGTCAGCTTGCCGGGGCGAGCGAAGGAGGTCCCCTGACGTCCAGAGGGCGCGCGGGCTGCGTCCCGATCGGCGTCCCGGATCGATCGACGAGGCCCGGACGATGGTCGCGTACAACCAGCGGATCCTCGAGACGAGCCACTCGCGGCAGCGGCGTCACCGGGCCGAGCGGATGCTGGCCAACCTGCAGCCGTGGGTCGCGCAGCTCGAGCGCGACGAAGCCGAACGGCTCGCGAAGATCGCGAGCTCCACGCCGCTGGCGTCGAGCTTCGAGGGGCGCGTGCAGCGCTGGCGTGACGCGAAGGACGACGACGAATTCGAAGTGGTCTGGAGCGGCAAGGACAGTCTCTCGAACATGACGCATGACGCCCAGGAGGAGTTCATGCCGGATCTCGAAATGCGGCCCGACGAAGTGCTGCGGAGCCGCCGGTGAATGCGCCGTCGCTTCCACGTGGAACGTCTCAGACGTCTGAGAGGTCTCAGACATGAGCGATGTCTCAGACATCGACTACGCGACCTGGCTGACCAAGGACCAAGCGGCCGAGGCGATCGGCGTCACCACCAAGACCGTCGAGCGCTTCGTCCAGGCCGGGCAGATCCAGCAGGGGCGCTGGCAGCCCGAAGGACGGGGCCCGGTCCGGGTGGTCTATCAGCCTGACGACGTCGCCCGTCTCGCCAGGGAACGCAAGCCAGGCCCGCTGCCGGCGTTTCTGGTGCCGGGTCCGCCCGCGGCGCCGCCGAACGGGAACGGCCACGGCTCCAGCGAGCTCGTGCACATGGAATCGACACCGGATCCAACTGGAATCCAACTTGGCCGCGGCGACGACCTCGTGAGGGCCCTGGTCACCGCGGCCGTGCGGGTCATGTCTGAGACGTCTCAGACATCGACGCTCTTCCTGTCGCTGCCCGAGGCGTCGGCGGTCACCGGGCTCAGCCAGGCTTTTCTGCGCCGGATGATTGCGGCGGGGACGCTCTCGGCGATCCGGGATCGGGGCTGGAAGATCCGGCGCAAGGACCTGGAGGCGCTGTGAACAAAGAACACGTGACCGCCGATGACCAGCAACTCCTGACCGAGATCTTCGAAACCCACGAGCCCGACAAACTCGCCGAGCGGATCTTCACCTACTACGACGACGGGGCACGGGCCGACCGCACCTCGCGGAGCCAGATGTATCTGCACATGGGGATGCTGGCGGGCGCCCTCATGCGCGTGCTCGACGAGCGCCCGCGCGCGCGGTTGCGGCGGCGCCGCACTGGCAAGGACCTGGAGGCGCGCTGATGAAGTTCAAACACCTCCGCTTGGGCGCGACCGGACGGTTCCCGCAAGGCGCGGCTGATGCGACCGACGAAGGCGAACTCCGGATGGCGCTGGCGGTCGATCATCAACAGGCGATCGTGCGGATCGCGTTCGGGAAGCCGATCGCGTGGATCGGACTGCCGTCTGCCGAAGCCCGGGGGCTCGCGGCGATGCTCATCGAGAAAGCCGACGAACTCGATCGGCGGAAAACCTGATGGCGCTCGGCCCCGGCAAGTACGACGATCTTGCCGGCCACGCGCGCGGTGTCGCGCAGGCGGACGGCGTGCTGCTCCTGATCATCAACGGGACGCGCGGGAGCGGGTTCTCCGCGCAGTTGTCGCTGGAACTGACGCTGTCGCTGCCGGAGATCCTCCGGGATATCGCGCGGCAGATCGAGGAACGTGGCCCGGACGCCTGAACATGCCGCGCAAGTCCTCAGCCGATCTCACCCTCGGTGGCCCGCGCTTCGGCCGGCAGGCGGAGCCCGTCGGCACCCTCGTCTGGCATCACACCGAGCTCGGGCGGCGCACCGACGACGAGCGCTATCGGATCATCCGCGCCGGCGACGCGTGGCAACTGCTCGACCACAACTGGAACGCCTTGGCGCTGCCGGGGACGATGGAGGACATGTATCGCGCGGCCGAGCGGCTCGAGGCGCAACGGAAGGCGAAGGCGAAGACGGGATGAACGACGACGACGATCAGGCGCGATCTCCAACCTCCCGCATGGAACGTGGAACTGGAGACCTCGCAGCGCCGACGCCGACCGCGCCGACATCTTCCCGGATCGTCCTTGACGCCAAGATCGACCCGGCGCTGGCGATCCGCGATGTCGTGGACGCCAGAGATCGCTGGCACCGTAAGCACACCGCCTTGTCGGCCGCGCTGAGCGATCTCGTGCAGCAGTGGGTGGTCCGCGCGTCGTTCGCCGGGAGTCCTGAATATCGTGAGGCGCTCCTGCACTGCGCCCAAGACATCACGGCGGCGCTGGACGTCGATGGCTAAGTCCCGCGCGAAGACACCGGCCAACGACGAGCAGACAGGCGCGGTCTGGTGGGTCTCGATCACGGCCTCGCGCCCGAAGGCCCAGGACGCCTCCACGAAGCGCCGGACGAAGGGCCCGGCGATCGACGTGGAGACCGTCTTCGTTGGGGATCATGGCCTGGCGGCGGGCGGGCGGTGCACGGTGCAGGTGTTCGGCGAAGCCGTCACGGTCGTACGCGGGCCGTCCGGCAGGCTGCCCGAGCCACCGGGATGATGGGTGCGAGGTCTCAGAGGTCGGCCGGTGTGGATGGTGAAGATCGCGGGAAAACGTCGTTCTCTTCTTCCTACGCGATCCGCCGACCCGCCTCCGCCTCACCCTCGTTGACCCATCGCGTATAGATCGCCTCGTTCGCCGCTTTGAACTGCTCCACGAGCCGTCGGATCTCGGCTTCCTTGATCAGCAGTTCAGGGCTGACCTTGCCGGTGTCGTATGCAGGGAGTAGATGATAGAGCCGATCGATCTCGCGCAGGATCGACGCCGGAGACGTCAGCGGGACGTTTTCCATAGCGAGTCCTCGAAGATCCGAATGGATCCGCCGGCCGTGCGCAGGTACTCGACCTTCCCGGCGCGCATCCAGTTGTAAATCGTGCGCCGGGAGACGCCGCAGCGCGTGTACGCCTGGACGATGTTCACGGTCAGGCGCCCGTCGACGATGCCCGTGGTCACCGGTGGCGAGAAGGGGAGGCGGGCCTTCGCCATACGAAGGGTGCCGCGCACGCTCAGGCGAAGAGCAGCGCCCGGACGGCGCAGTCCTTGGCCTCGAGCAGCTTGCGCAGCGCGACGGTGCGCTCGGGATTGCGCGGCAGCGTCGTCACGATCCGGACGGCCAGCGCGCAGAACGGCTGGCTCACCACCTGGAGGCGCTCGGGCAGGTGCTCATACGCGAAGAACTGCATGAGCGGGTCGATCGGGTCCTTCAGCGGTGCGACGTCGGCGGCGATGTTGTCGCGGATCGTCCTGATGCGGATCTCCTCGGCGGTCGGGTGCATCCGTTCGAGCTGGTCGAGGACCTCGCGCTTCGTGTCTCCGTGCGCCTCGCCGAGCAGTTGACCGTCACGATCGAAGGCTTGTCCCATGTCGTGCTTTCGTCCTCTCGGGTGATGCACCCACCGGCGGTGCCGGCGAGAGAATTGCGGCGGCGCTACTTCCGTACCTTCGCGCCTTTCGTCGGCGTCACCGTCGCAAACTTCGCGACCGCGCCGGTCTCGGTGCAGTCCGCGAGGACCTCACCGACAAAGCCCCGATCGACGCCGCCGGCGACGAGCTGCTCGGTCAACTTCACGCCGTCGATCGACACCTGGCCGTCCCGCTCGTTGTGCCGGACGTCGTAGCCGTTGCAGGTCACGACGTCGCTCTTCTTCAGGCCGGCGGCGACGAGGAGCTCGTCGATCTGCTCGCGGACGATCTTCTCGTCCTTGATCTCCTGCGCCACGATCGAGATTTTCGACGCCAACGTACGCTGCCGCTTGACGAGCTTCGGGAGATCGCCCTTGACCAGGCGCGGATAGTTCGCGAAGGTGCCCGTGTCCATCAGCGCAGCGCCTGCACGATCGCGCTGAAGAGCGCGTCCTTGCGTTGCTGGACGGCCGGCAGCTCCGCGTACGGCACCAGGCACGGATGCACGCGCAGGGCGTTGTCCCGGACCGGGCCGTAGATCCAGCCGGTCTCCGTCTTGGATTTCAGCCAGGATTCATGGAGCTGCTCGGGCGTGGCGCCGTCGAGCGCGTGCTGGACGCCCGTCCGGGCGGAGGCGCGGATCTCTTCCGGCGCCTCGAACCAGGACGGATGGACCGCCGAGGGCGATTCGCCGGCGGCGAGGGCATACGCGCGGTTCGCCTCGTGGCAGACGCGCGCGATGAGGTCGACGGAGTCGCCCATCACAGTTCGAGCCGCCCGATCAGATGTTCCACGCGGCGCGAGAGGCCATCGACCCGACACCGCGCGTCGATCACGGAGCCCGCCACGTGCGAGCGCACCGGCCCGGTCGCGGCCAGCTTGTCGTTCTGCGCCGGTTGCGGCGGTTGGGGCGTCAGGACGGACCCGAGCGCCTTTTCGAGATGGTCGACGCGGTCGGTCAGCTCGGAGATCGCCGACTGCAGCTCCTGGGTGTACCCGCCGATGCCAGTCTGCTGCACCGCCGCGCCGCCGTTGCCGTAGCCGCCCGAGCCGATCGCGCTGATCGCCTGCGTCGCCGACTGCTCGTACATCACGCGCTCCTGTTCACGTCCCGGAGGACCTGCGGCTGGTCGGCATGCAGCGGGACGGTATTCCCGGTCGCCTGCTCGGCCGTTTCAAACAGTTGGTGGCAGCCGTCACAGTGCCGCCACCGCAAATAGCGCAAGCCGTCCGCTTTGTCGGGCCGCGAGTCCACGACCTTCGACTTCCACGCGCCGCACGCCGGGCAGCAGAACTTGTCGGTAGTGATCGGGGAGGCCCTCTCAGCCGTTGAGGGTACCGCCAGTCGCGGCGCGAAAGTTCTACATCTAGAACATCTCGATTAGGTACAGGGCCATGGTGAAAGGGAGACCGTCGCTCGGCCCCCAGCTCAACTAGAAGGAACCCCGCGTATGCGGAGCGCGTCGCAGCGATCGACCCGCCCCGCCGACGCGAGGTCTCCCAGCCTCGATCGATCCCTGACGCCGAGATCGCGGGTGATCGTCGTCCGTCAGCTCGTCCAGGTGGACGGCTACGAGCTCGTCGAACAGTGGATCACGCCTGACCCCTGGAGCTGGACGTATTGAGCGCCTGCCGCGTCTGCGGCGTCCTCCTCGACGACCTCGACGCGGCGATCTGCGAGGCCTGCCTGGCGAACGGCAACGGCGGCGATCACGGCGTCCGCCGCACCTATCAGATCGGTTGTCACTGCGATCCCTGCACACACGCCAACACGGCATATAGCGCACAGTACCGACAGGCGTTGCGTACGGGCCGCCCGCCGCTCGGCGCGCATGTCGCCGCCCCGGAGGCCTCCCGCGCGCGCGCCGCGCTCGCCGACCTGGTCGCCGAAGGGTATCGCCCGGCGGCGATCGCCGCGCGCCTCGGCCTCCGCCGCCGGGGCCTGCCGCATTTCCGCGTCGGGATGACGTGGCGATCGCTGCGGCGGATCCTGCGCGTGCACGCCGACTGGACCACATGAACGCACCCACAAAGGGAGCAGTGATCATCTACACGCTCACCTGCGGCAACTGTTGCTATCAGGCGTCGTCGCTCGACGACGATCGCACCGCGGCGGCGATGCTGGCGCACCTGCGCTATGCGCACAGTGAGCGGGTGGGCCTATGAAGAAGAAGAAGCGCGCGGCGGGTGGACGAAAGAAAGCGCCGCCGATCAAAACTAGTCCACCGACATGTGCTGCTGCCGGAAACGTCCCCGACGCTGGTGTATCGGTCACTACATCGACCGCTACGGACACGCCGCCTTCATCACCTCTCAGTCCGAAAGACGCCTGGTTCGTCGCCGAGTATCTGATCGACCTGAACGCCGCGGCCGCCGCCCGGCGCATCGGCTCCACCGCAAAAGCGTCCGCGCAAGCCGGCTACGAATACCTGAGCAAACCTGAGGTTGCGCGGGCGGTCGCCGAGGGGCACCGCGCGCAGCTGTTGGCGGCCGGCCTCAGCAAGGCACGGCTCCTCGAGGAGCTCGGCGCGCTGGTGCTCGTCAACGCGCGCGATTACTGGACGGCCGACGGCGACGCCAAGCACCCGAACGACCTCACGGAGGCGCAGGGCGCGTGTCTCGCCGGCTTCGAGGTCCTGATCAAGAACGCGCAGGCCGGCGACGGCATCACCGACACGATCCACAAGTTCAAGCTCTGGGACAAGGTGCGCGCGATCGAGCTCTACATGCGCTATCACCAGATGTTGGTCGAGAAGATCGAAGTGAAGGACGTGACCGCCGACGCGCGCGTGGCGCGGCTGGCCGCGGCGCGGAAACGAGTTCCGAAGTGAGCCAGGCATGGCGCGCGGCGACGCACACCGCGGCGGCCGTGCGCGCGAAGACGGTCGACCCGCGCCCGACGGTCGACACCGAGACCGAGATCGAGGAGCTCGTCGCCTCGTGCTATCACGACCCGCTCAAGTTCGTGCAGATCGCGTATCCGTGGGGCGAGGAACACACGCCGCTCGAGCACGAGACCGGCCCCGACGCCAACCAGACCGAATTCCTGACCGCACTCGGGAAGGAAGTGACCGCGCGCGCCTTCGACGGGCGCACGCCGGTGATGCCGGTCTACATGGCGGAAACGTCCGGTCATGGGACTGGGAAAAGTGCCCTGGGCGCCTGGATCGCTGACTGGATTCTCTCGACCCGGCCGCACTCGATCGGCACCGTCACCGCCGGCACGGCGATGCAGCTCGAAGAGCGGACCTGGGCGGCGGTGCTCTTCTGGACGCGTCTGTGCCTCACGGCGCCGTGGTTCGACCTGCAGGCGCGCGGCATCTTCTCGAAAGACTTTCCCTCGTCGTGGAAAGTGATCGCGCAGACCAGCAAGGACCAGAACGCGCAATCCTTCGCGGGGCAGCACGCCAAGACGAGCACGAGCTGGTATCTCTTCGACGAAGCCAGCGAGATCGGCGACAAGATCTGGGAGACCGCCTACGGGGGCCTCACCGACGGCGAGCCGATGATGTTCGTCTGGGGGCAACCGGTGCGCAACACGGGCGCCTTCTATCGCGCCTGCTTCGGCGCCGACGCCGCGCGCTGGAACCATCGCCGCGTCGACAGCCGCACGTCACGGTTCACCAACAAAGGGCTGATCGACCAGTGGATCGCCGACTACGGCATCGACTCTGATTACATCAAGGTCCGCATTCTCGGCCTGCCGCCGAGTGCGAGCGAGCTCCAGTACATTGACCAGGCCCGCGTCGACCAGGCGCGCAAGCGCACGATGGTCGCCCTCCGGGACGATCCGATCGTCGCCGGCTTCGACGTGTCGGGCGGCGGCAAGGCCTGGAACGTGATCCGCTTCCGGCAGGGGCTGAACGGCGACGTGTTGCCGGCGATCCGGATCGCGGGCGAGAAGGACCCGGACCGCTCGGCCCGCATCGCGCTCTGCGCCGAGCTGCTGAGCGACCGGCGGCCCGGGCATCAGCTCGCCGCGATGTTCGTCGACTCGGCGTTCGGGGCCGCGATCGTCGTCCGGCTTCATGCGCTCGGCTTCACGAACGTCCACGAGGTCAACTTCGGCGGCGAGAGCCCGGATCCCCACATGAAAAACCGGCGCAGTTTCATGTGGTCGAAAGCGAAAGAGCACTGCCTGCTCGGGTCGCTGCCCGACGACGACGGGCTCTGCGAGCAGCTCGTGACGCCGGGCTATCACATCGATAAGAGCGGCAAGCTGGTCCTGGAGAGCAAGGAGAACATGCAGAAGCGCGGCGAGGCCTCACCCGACGATGCCGACGCGTTCTGCCTGACCTTCGCGCAGGCGGTCGCGCTGAAACAGACGGCGCCGCCGCGGCCGGCGCCGCCGCGCTCGGCGTGGGGCTGAGCGCAGAATGAACGAGCCTCGTGCCTGACTCGATCCCCTGTCCCGTGTGTGCCGTGACCGCCGCGCCCGCCCTGGTCGTCGGTCCGATCACGATCTGCGGCGCCTGCGGCGCCTCGCTCATCGTCGACGACGGCGGCATCCGGCGCGCCACCGCGGCCGAAACCACCGCCCTCAGCGTGGCGGACCTGCAGACCTTGCGACAGGCCCGCGGCAAGATTGCGCGGGCGGGCGCCCGATGAACGGCGAGCGCCAGCGGTCCGAAGGCAGCCGGGCGGCACAGAACCAGGCCGCGATCGTCTCCCTGGCCACGATCCTCGAGGAGCTCGACACGCGGATGACCGAGTTCGCGCGCGTCCTGCAGATCGTCGACGAGCGGGAGGTCGCGCTGGGCGCCGGGATGAAGGACTCCATCGATCTGGTCGAGGTCCTGCACGCGCGCGCTGTCGCACAGTTACACGCGCGGATTGACGCCTTCGAAACGCTCACCGTCTGGCAACGGCTGCGTTGGCTGGTCCGCGGGGAACGGCCGCCCCGGCCGCGCCCGACGCTCACCTTCGATCGCCTGAGCCCCACGCGCGGCAGGGTCACGGTCAGCGAGACGCAGGTCGGTTGATGGCCGACGACGAGACCACCACGCCCGCGTCCGACCTTGTCCCGGGCAGCGACGAGGCCATCCTGCAGGAGATCCGCGACTACTACGACTACGACGTCGAGAACTGGCGGAAGATCCGCGACGAGGCCGCGATCGACGTCCGCTACGCGTGTAACGACACCTGGAACGAGGACGACGCGACCCTGCGCGCGGGGCGGCCGATGCTCAACCTCGACCAGCTGTCGCAGTACCGCAACCAGGTTGAGAACACGGTCCGCCAGAACAAACGCGCCGTGAAGGTGGCGCAGGCCGGCGGCGGCGCGACCGAGAAAACCGCGGAGCTGCGCGCCAACCGCATTCGCGAGATCGAATATCAGTCGCACGCGCAGGAGGCCTACAGTCAGGCGTTCAGCGACTGCCTGACGCGCAGTTACGGCTTCGCGCGCATCGTCGCCGAGTACGAGGACGAGGACTCCGACGTGCAGGTCTTTCGCACCAAGGCGATCCCGAACCCCGACCAGGTCCTGCCCGACTCGGATGCGCAGTCGACCTCGGGCCGCGACTGGACGCGCTGCTTCTTTCTCGACTCGCTCTCGCACGCGGAATTTCGCCGCGCCTATCCGACCGCGAAGATCCGCGACTTCGACGGCGACACGCTGGCGCGGGCGGGCAAGTGGGCGACGGCCGCGCGCGTCACCATCGCCGAGTACTGGACGGTGCAGGAGACGCCGAACCCGAAGGGCTACGGCCGGCCGCACCGCGAGGTCTGCATGTACCTGACGAACGGGCTCGAGCTGCTCGCCGCCAAGGGCCAGCCGACCAAGCACCCGTGGAAGGGCAAGTACATTCCGTTTGCGGCCTGCTACGGCCGCGTCGTCTACAAGGCGACCGGGATCGGCGGGGAGAGCGAGAAGCAGCTGCTCTCCTACATCCGCTTCGCGCGCGACGCCGCCAAGGGCTACAACTGGACCAAATCCACCCTGCTCGAGAAGATCGCGCTCCCGGTCAAGGCGAGTCTGATGGGCTACAAGGGGCAGGCGAGCCCCGACACCATCACCGCCATCACCCGCGCGACGCAGGAGCATGTGCCCTGGATCGAGTTCGAACCGGTCATGGACGCGACCGGCGCGCAGGTCCTGCCGCTGCCGCAATACGGCACGCGCGAGCCGGACATCCAGGCGGATCTCCTCGCCGCCGAAGGGTTCCAGCGCGACGTGCAGAACGCGCTCGGCCACTTCAACGCGAGCGACGCGCGCATGGGGCAGTCGAAGGTGACCAGCGGCGTCGCGCTGCAGGAGCTCAAGCGCGCCGGCGATCTGGGCAGCTACGACTTCCTCGATCACTACGACGACTTTCTGCAGTTCATGGGCGAGCAGTACGACGATCTCCTGCCCTACTACGACGACACCGCGAAAGAGGTCGCCGTGCGGCTGCCCGACGGCACGCCGCAGATGGAGACGATCAATCAGCTGAGCGGCCGCGCGCCCGACGGCTCGCCGGCGCCCGGCCCGAATGACCTGTCGATGACGACCGGCCGGCACACGATCACGATCGCGACGGGCCCGAGCTTCGATTCGCAGCGCGAGGCCGGCAAGGATGCCGCGATGTCGCTGCTCCAGAACCCGCAGGCGTTCCCGATCATCGCGTCGGACTGCGTCAAGCTGATGGACCTGGGCCCGATCGGCGAGCAGATGGCCGAGGACCTCGAGTGGCTGCAGCCGCCGCCGATGCAGGAGGCACGCAAGGCGAAGCAGGGCGGCGCACCCGACCCGCGCCAGGTGCAGCAGCAGCTCGAGCAGCTGAAACAGCAGCTGCAGCACCTCGAGGGCGTCGCCAAGCAGATGGACGAGGAGCTGAAGGGCAAGCAGGCCGAGCTCGCGTCGAAAGAGAAGATCGCGCAGCTCGAGATCGCCAGCAAGGAACGCATCGCCGCGGCGGACCGGGAAACCAAGATCACGGTCGCCGAGCTCGGCGCCAAGATCGACCGGATGCAACTGTTCCTCGACGAAC